AATGCTATTAGATGATGATATTCTAAATCTATATAAAATATTATCAAACACTAGTACAGTTCCCAAAATAAATTTTACTAAAAAATTAATATAATGAAAATAGGTTTTATAGGAGTTGGTAAATTAGGAAAAGATGCCGCTGAATTAATGTATGAATCAGGGCATGATATTTTAGGACACGATATTAAAATAGTATCTGATTGTAAATTTACAATGACAACAATCGAAGATGTTTGTAAACATGGCGAAATAATATTTGTAGCAGTTCCTACACCACACCATCCAGATTATGATGGTAGATACCCAACATCTCATTTAGAGCCAAAAGATTTTGATTATTTAATTGTTAAAAATATTTTAAAGGAAATTAATAATTATACCACTAAAGAACAATTAGTGGTATTAATTTCTACGGTATTGCCAGGTACAATAAGAAAACAATTTATACCATTAGTAGAAAATTATAGGTTTATATATAATCCGTATCTAATTGCTATGGGTACTGTTAAGTGGGATATGGTACATCCAGAAATGATAATAATTGGTACGGAGGATGGTAATGAAACGGGTGATGCTAAACTTTTATTAAATTTTTATAAAACATTTATCAGTAGTGATACAAGATATGAAATAGGAACATGGGATGATGCAGAAGCTATAAAAATATTCTACAATACATTTATTTCAACAAAAGTAGCATTAGTAAATATGATACAAGATGTTGCTGAAAAGAATGGTAATATGAACACCGATAAAATTACAGGTGCATTAGAAAGAAGTACAAAACGAATTATTAGTTCAGCTTATATGAAAGCTGGTATGGGCGATGGTGGTGGATGCCATCCTCGTGATAATATTGCATTAAGATGGATGGCTAAAGAATATGACTTAGGATACGATATATTTGATGCAATTATGAGAGCAAGAGAAATTCAATCTGAAAACATTGCAAAAAGATTAGTAGAATTATCAGATGAATATAATTTGCCTATTGTAATTTTAGGTAAAAGTTATAAACCTGATGTTGAGTATTTAGAAGGTTCTACTACAATACTTACATCTTATTATATTCAGAATATGGGTAAGGAAGTACATTTTGATACAACCAATACAGATGCAATTTATTTATTAGGTCATAGAGGAAAATACAACAATCAGAACTTCACTAAAAATAGTGTTGTATTAGATGTGTGGCGAGAATATGAAGGCGATTGTAAAGTATACTATTATGGGTCTAAAAAGTAATTTGGTTTTGTAACAAATTTTTCGTATCTTTGTTACTATGATAATTGTACCAGAAACTCCCATAACAGAAGCCAGTTTCCAAAAATGGAAATGCCATAGAATGGATATCGCCGATGAAGAATTAGGCGATGCTTTTCATTGCTATATTATACCCCTAATCGATGTGGATACCGAAGAACTTGAGAAAATGCATGAATATATACCTGCATTATGGAGTTCAGAATCAACCGAATTTACCGATGAAAATGGTGAAATAATCTATACTATGCGCCTTTTCGATGAGGACTTGCCAGAACTTACAACTGAAGAAGAAGTGGAAATTTTGTATAAGTTATTAACAAAACGAGAAATATATTCATAAAAATTAGGAATTGTGGAAAATTTTTCGTATATTTGGAGTACTTTATTATTAAAACTTAAAAGCAGACAGAAATGAAACAAGAGATTAGACAAAAGACAGAAAAAGAATTACTAAAAAGTTATGAAGATTTCATAGCAGCTCTAAAGAAAGTATTCTCAGGTGATAGATTGGAGAAATTACTCCATATGTACTCAGAAGAAGAATTAGGAAGGGAGTTGGTTGTTGCACCAGCTAGTGGTAAGTTAAACTTTCACTCAGCTTATATTGGTGGATACGCAGACCATGTTATGAATGTAGCTAGAAATGCTTATAAGATGAAAAAGACATTTGAAGAAGGTGGAGTTAAAGTAGACTTTACTGATGAGGAGTTATTTTTTGCAGCATTTCATCACGATTTAGGAAAGTTGGGTGACCCTAATCAACCATACTATTTACCTCAGAATGATAAATGGTCACAAGATAAAAAGAAAGAGTATTTCACTCATAACCCAGCATTACAATATTTTGATGTAACGCACAGAGCACTTTGGTTATTAAATCAATATGGTATTCAATATACTCAGAAAGAAATGTTAGGTATTATGCTGGCAGATGGTTTATACAATGAACCAAATAAAAAATACTTAATGTCTTATTCAGAAGATTTTTCATTAAAGACTGATTTACCTTACATCTTACATTGGGCTGACCATATGAGTTGTAGACAAGAATCAGCACAATATAAAGCAGGTATTTAAGACAAAAAGTCATATTACTAAGAAATAATATGAAAATAAGTCAGTAAATTTGGATTGGTATAGTAATTGAACTATATTATATGAATTTATTTTTAAACCAAAACAAAAAAAGTATGTACATTATTGATTACAACAAACTATTCGAAACTTTCTTAGATGAGCCACTTCCAAAATGGACCGGCACAAACACATCTGTTAAAACAACTCAATATTCACCAAACAAATATGCGGTAGAATTAAAAGATGATAAGTTAGAATTAGCGTTCTCTATTGTAGGACACAATCCTAAAGATGTGGAAGTTCAATTAACTGCTGATAAAATCTTTATCAAAGCAATTAAGAACAAAGAAGACAAATCAGTTATAGGTCAGTTCACAACTGATATTAATGAAGAAATCAAAATCACCGATGAGTTTGATGGATTAACTGCGAAAGCAGAAATCAAAAATGGTCTTTTATATATCGTTATTGATAAAAAAGAAGACCAAAAACCAAAAAAATTAGAAATAAAATTTAAATAGTTTTATTTGGTAATTTAAGTTATTTTTAGTATCTTTAATGAGTAAGGACAATTTCGTTCTTACTCATTTTTATTTTATAAATATTTATTACTATGATGTACAAAAAGAAAGTGCAAGAACTATTGGATGTTCTTGAAGGAAAATTAAGGATTATCGAAAATGCTTCAACTGGGCAGATGAGATTATCAAGTCAAGAACTATCAACAATTATAAATCAAACTAAGCAAGTTAGAGAAAGAATTTCTGAATTAGTAAGCATCGAAAGAGAGGGACAATAAAATGAATTGGCTAAAAATATTAGTAGGATTATCTGCTATTATAATAGCAGGATGTGCAGCTTATTTCTCCGTAACAGGTTTAGGTGTTCTTTTTGCAGGAGCATCTGTATCCGTTATGGTGATGGCTAGCTCTTTAGAGTTAGCTAAATTAGTTGCCGCAACATATCTCAAACAAAAATGGGATGAAATCGGAGGATTTAACAAATGGTATTTAACTATATCAGTAGCAGTATTAATGCTAATCACTTCGGCCGGTATCTTTGGATACCTTTCAAACGCTTTTCAAGCACAATCACTTCAATTACAACAAGTAGATAGAGAAATCGCAGTTCATCAAACTAAAATTGACCAAAATACTACTCAAATTACTCAACTCTCTACTCAAATTACCGAATTTAATACCAATCAGGGTAAAATCATTGATGGTGGTAAGGTAAATTCACGCTTACTTCGTTCTATTGATAATAGAGATAAAGAAATTGGTAAAATTAACAATAAAATTTTCGATTTACAAACTCAAAATGCAGGTGAAACCGAAAAAATCAACGAAATTAAGATAAAAAACTTAGATTTAGAAAAAGAGGTTGGTGGATTTCGTTTTGTTGCCGAAGCATTTGGTGTAGAGTTAAAAAATGTAGTAAAATTCTTCATATTTTTAATTGTAATTGTGTTTGACCCACTAGCAGTAGCGTTAATTATCGCATTTAATGGTTTAATTGAAACTAAAAAACAAAAACGAGAAAGAATTTTAGGTGAAATGATGAAAAATGACCAAAAATTAGGTTTGTATGAGGTATATGGTGATACAAAAGAAGATATAGTGGAAAATATTTCACAAAATATAGAAGATAATGGAAAAAATTCACCAATTGAAGAAAAATTACCTAATTTACAATGGGAAGAGTTCATGCACCCAGATTTCCCATGGGTTAAGAAGCAATTATGGATAAACAATCCAAAAGCAGTACAATATTGGATTAGTACGAAGAGAGGTACAGAAAAAGATTATTCAAAAATACTTAACGAAGAAGAAAATACAAAAACTTATTAAAAAGTTTGGTATTATAAAATAATTTTCTTATATTTGTATTATGAATATAGGATATGCATGTATTAATATGACGATGGGTAAAAAAGTTACCACAAATCGTTCAATGGTGAAGAAAACATTCAATGCCAAAGGCTTGGATTATGTTTCGGAGTTGGCATTAGCAAATGCTAAAGATTTAATTAAAATATTAGAATGGAATAGGTTAAACGGAATTAATTTTTTCCGTTTATCATCTGCTTTAGTTCCTTGGGGTGATAATATTGATATTACTCAATTAAAAGATTACAAAGAGTTTAAGTTTGAATTAAAAAAAGCAGGTGATTACGCTAAGTTTTGGAATATGCGTATAAATTCACATCCTGGCCCATTCAATGTATTACCATCACCAAATGAATCAGTTGTTCAAAAAACTTTTGCTGATTTAGAATTACATGGTAAGATATTTGACCTTATGGGGTTATCTAAAACTCCATACAACAATATTAATATTCATTGTAATGGGGTCTACGGAGATAAACAATCTGCAATGGATAGATTGATTACAAACTTCAAAAGACTCTCACCAAGCGTACGCAAACGATTGACATTGGAGAATGATGATAAGGGTTCTATGTATTCCGTTAGAGATTTGATGTATATTCACAAAAACACCGGCATTCCAATTGTATTTGATTATCACCACCACCAATTTTGTACAGGTGATTTATCAGAAGAACAGGCACTTAAATTAGCAGCAACAACTTGGCCAAAAGGTATTACGCAAGAAGTTCACTATTCAGAATCAAAAGCATTGCACGAAAGTAATCCAAAAGAAAAACCACAAGCCCATTCATTATATATTAATTCATTACCAGATACATACGGATTGGATTTGGATATTATGGTTGAGGCAAAAGCAAAAGAATTGGCAATATTGCCGTTTATAAAAAAATAGTATATGAAAAAATACGCATTATTTATTGGAAGATGGCAAACTTGGCACAAAGGCCATCAATGGTTAATAGACCAGCAATTTGAAAAAGGTAAAAATGTATGGATTGCAATTAGAGATGTTAATAGGGATGAAAATAATCCAAAAACAGCACATGAAGTAATGATAGAATTAACTGAAGCTCTTAGAGGTTATTTATCAACTGGTAGATTATTAATTTCAATCATTCCAGATATTGAAAGTGTAAACTATGGTAGAGGTGTAGGTTATGATGTAATTTATCACGAACCACCACAAGAAATAGCTGAAATAAGTGGTACAAACCTTAGAAGTAATGCCATTAGTTAAGAGACATATAGCTAAAACCATCTCATATCGTATTTTAAGTACGATTATAGGGGTTTTATTGATGTGGTGGATAAGTGGTTCAATTAAAGTTGGAGCCGCATTTGGGGTAGCAGAATTGATATACAAACCAATACAATACTTTTTACATGAAAGATTTTGGTATAAATTTATAAAATACGGATTAAAAGACAAAAAAAATGAAATTAATAGTAGACAAGGGTAAAAATGGATTGCAAACAAAGGAATTTGTAGAGTATTTAAAAACTCCAATCCTAAAAACAGAGATAACTGCTAATGAAGCAGATGAATTACGAACTCAATTAGAAGAAGGTATCTTATTATATCCGGGTGTGGGTATATCAGCACCTCAGTTGGGTATTAAAAAGAGAGCTTGTTATATTAAATTTGGAGAAGAAGATTTATTCTTAGTAAATCCAATTATTATATCTAAAAGCCAAGAAGGATTTCTTTTCTTTGAAGGATGTTTATCAATTCCTTCAACTTTAACAAAACCAATTAGAACCATCCGTGCAACTAAGTTGTTGTACAAACTGATAATTTAGGTGAATTAACATTTGAAATTAATCCAGATGGCGATAGAGAAAATGAACAAATTTCTAAAGAAACAATGATGACTGTTATTGTTCAGCATGAAATTGACCATTTGGATGGGATTACTATTAAAGATAGAGTATATTCTACTACTGTTACTAAAAAGAGTAATTATGGTAGAAATGATAGAATTGTAATGAAATCTCCAAAGGGTGATATGGAAGAGGTTAAATACAAACATGCAAACAAATATTTTTTACAAGGATACGAAATAGTATAATATGGAATTAATAATTATAATTTTAGTTGTATTCTTAGCAGCCGCTGGATACACTATATGGAATCTTCTAAACAAATTAGAAAGATTAGAAGATTTTATCAATTTACAGGAAGAAAGGGATATTCAATTATTATCAACTTTAAAAGATTTGGATACTAAACAAATGTTTGAAAAAGATGATGAGGTTGGAAGCGTATTTGATAAGATGAAAGAAATTATTGAAGCTTACAAAGAAATCTAATAATGCCAAGAAAACCAAGAAACAAACAGTATTTCACAAAAGATACCGAAGATGCTATCATAGAGTATAACCTTACTTCAGAGCAATCTATTAAGGATAGAGTTTATAGAGATAGAATCAAACCTGCTTTTGATAAATTAGCAGAGATAGTTTATAACAAATGGAAATTTACATATTTCGATGATGACCCTAAAGATGTGATGTGTGAGGTTGTTACATTTATGATTGAAAAAATCCATATGTATAAAGCCGGTAAAGGTAAAGCATTCTCTTACTTTACTATTGTTGCAAGAAACTATTTGATTCTTACTAATAACGCAAACTATAAAAGATATAAAGAAACGGATATAATGTCCGCTATGCCATCTTCGTTTGATACTGAAAATAATTGGAAAGAAGAAAATCTCAATGATGAATATCGTACATTTAATACTAGAATGTTAGCATATTGGGATGAACACTTAGAAAACTATTTTCAAAAGAAAAGAGATATTCAGATTGCAGATGCAGTATTAGAATTATTTAGAAGAGCTGAATATATAGAATCATTCAATAAAAAATCCCTTTACTTATTAATAAGAGAAATGACAGGACATCCTACTCATTATATTACTAAAGTAGTTAATAAAATGAGAGAAAAGCAGATGGAGTTGTATAATCAATTTATGGATGAAGGAGATATACGGATATAACTTTATAATATAAGAATATTTATTCTAAACAAGTGTTTATGAAAAAGCCATTGGTTAAATTGGAATCTATTAATTGTTGGGCAGGTGAATTAGGAATAATGCCATCGGATGATAGTAATTTGCCGATTATGGAAGAATCTAAAGCTTGGGAAAACATAGCACCAGAGTTCTTCCAACAATTATCAGCGGAAGATAAAGAAGCAATAAACAAACTAATTAATAAAGATATAGAATAATGAGTTCAGAATTTCAATTATTTGATGGTAAAAACTTATCATCACTATTTAAAGATATTTACGATAATCAACAGGTAAAAAAGAAGAATATTTCAGAAATGATTGAATCGCTTCGTAAGTTGATTAAGAATGTAGGAGAAGCAACAGTACTTGCGCCCATAATCAGAGATTTAATTGATTCATCTATTAAAAATGATGACCACTTAATTAAACTTGCAACAATTGCTCAAAGATTGGCACAAGCCGAAGCAAAGGGAATTGGTGAAGATGGATGGTTGAGTGAGCATGAAAAAGCACAACTATTAACGGAATTAGAAGATACTGTTAATGAAATTGATAAAAAGAATGATGAAAAATTATTAGATATTCAAGTTGAAATAGAAGAAATAAAAACAAAAATATAAATGGAATCATTTTTAGCAACAGTTGATAAAGTATTCCCAACCAATACTGATTTTTTAAAGTATGAAGGTGGTGATGCTATTTCTATTTATAATGGTAATAAATCATTTGCTGAAAATGATGCTAGAATGTATGGTGCTATTACTTACAAATTTGAAGATACAATTGTAACCGATGATTACGCTCATCCATTTGATAAAAATAATTTTACCTTTCCAATAAAAGGAGAAACAATAATAATATTAAAAGTAGAAGAACAAACATTCTACTTACCATATTCTATTACACCTTATTCAAATTATAGAAGAGATTATTCTAAATACGAAGCTTCTAAAGAAGAAGATACAAGTGAAACATCAAGCGATTCATCCGGTAAAGAAAAAAGAGAAGCAGTACAAACCGGAGGAACTACATCAGAATCGGATACCAATAAAAAAGATAAGAAGTATAATGTAAATGAAAAAATAAAATTTCTAAAACCATTAGAAGGCGATACTATAATAACTGGTAGAGTTGGTAATACAATTCGTTTTAGTGAATTCTTTTTAACTGAAGATGGTAAAACTTCTTCACCCGGAATATACATTCGTAATAAGCAAAATGGTGAGTTGGATTCTAAAAAAATCGGAGAATTAGTAGATGAGGATATAAATAAAGATGGTACATCTATATACATTACATCTAATAAAGTAAAAGTTCCATTCTTAGAAACAATTAAAAAAGAAAAGAAAGCATTTACCGAATACCCATCATCTGCAGATTTAAAAGGTGACCAGTTGTATATAAATTCAGATAGAATAATTTTATCAGCTAAAGCAAAGGAATTTATTATTTTCGGAAAAGGTAATACAGGCATTATAACCGATGGTAGATTTACAATTGATTCTGCAAAAGATATCTACCTACATACCGATAAAACTATAACACTACATTCTAAAGGAAATAATAAGATATTTCTTAATTCTGATAGTGGTGGTAAAATTTATTTAGGTAAAGATACTGGCGAAGGTGCCGCAGGTGCAGATGTACAAAAAATGGTATTAGGTGGTGAATTGGTAAAAATATTACAAGATTTAATATCTGCTATAAATAAACAAATATACGCAACACCAGTAGGACCTACACCAGCTGGACCTGTTAATAGAGCAGAATTTGAAGCAATTAAGGGTAGATTAAACACAATTCTTTCAGCAAGAAATTATTTAAGTAAGTCATAATGTCTTGGACTATATTCAAAGTTAATGTTCTAAATTCAATGATTACGGGGCAATTTTCAAAAGACCCGGATTCATTTGCTGAATTCTATGCTAATGAATACGACCAATGTATTAAAAGAGGTGGTGATATGATTTATGGCGTTCCTATTATAAATGGGAATGTTAAGGGTATGGCTGATGTTATAAAGAGAGCATTAAAAAAAGGAACAGATTCTGATGGTGAGAATTTTAATATTTTAGCAGAAATATATCCATCAGCATTTGATGCATATTGGTTGGGAGCTGAAATGGCTCCAATACCAAATCCACTATTAAAACCGATTGGGTGGCAAATGACACCACCTGCACCAGGAACAATTATGAATATAGGACCAAGTCCTATACCATTAGCAATTTCTACTGCAAAACATAAAGCTGAGGTGGAAGCTCTTAAAGCATTAGAAGATGCTCTTAAAAGTAAAACAATAGAGATTCCATTACCTGCACCTGCTCCATCTTTAACTGTAAATGTTTACGAAACTATTCAAAAGATTCAGAATAAAGAAGAACTAGCGCCAGAAGTTAAAAATCATCCGGCTATTTTAGCAGGTAAAGAAATAGTTGCCAAATTGAAACAAGCTAAAAAGAAAAAACCTTCAATTGGTTCTCAATTTAAACCATCTATCAAATTCCCATTTCCTGAATTACCTAAAAAGAAAGAACTAATAGAGCAAGCTAAGAAGAAAGCTTTAGCAGAAGCAGTTAAAATTATAACCGAGCAATTAATAAAGCCAATAGAAGAAACTATATTACAACCAATATATGCAGTAATTCAAACAGCAGTTGCTCTATCTGAATCAATCCCAAATCCAAAACCTACTCAAAAAGAAGTTAAACAATTTGTAAAAGATACAATCGATGGAGCTATACCTAAAATAAGTTTACCAGGTATATCCATACCAAAGATACCAACAAAAGAAGAAATTAAAAAAGAAGTAGAAAGTAAAATACCAACAAAAGAAGAGATTGAAGCTATGGCATATGATGCTATAAATGGGTTAATACCTAATATTCCTAATATATGGTTTATACCACCAACATTAGTATTTTCAGAACCTACTAATATAATGATAGGTCCATTTGTAAATGTAGCTAAATTACATCTATTAGGAACGAGTGGAACAATGTCAATACTGGCACAATACCCACCACCTGCTCCACCTGCTCCAGCGATATTACAATGGAGCTCATATAGTATAATTGGGTAAATTTTAAGTTTTAATATTTATTAACAAACAGAACATATATTTTTATGAAATCAGAAATTTTAGTAACTTTAATCAAAGAAGTTGTAAAAAATGAAGTTAAGAATCAAGTTAAAGAAGAACTTGCCAAACTTATCAAATCTGGTGTGGTTACATTAAACTCACAAAGAAAAACAACAACTCCTTCATTAAGAGAATTGACAGAAGTTCCATCAACGCAAGTTAAAAAGCAACAACCTGTACAACAAGTTCAGCAAAGAGCACCTCAAAGGGAATTTACGAAAGACCCTATGATAAACGAAATTCTAAATGCAACTCAACCATTTACAGCCGCTCATAGAGCAGAAGGTTCAATGAATGGTGTTGGTGGTGGGAGTATATTAGATGCAATTCAACCACAAAGAACAATGGAGGAAGATTGGGAAACAATGAATTATTCAACCGATATGATGCCTAACCATCAAATACCTATGAGTGATAATGCTGGGGTAGATGCGTTAACAAAAGCATTAACGAGAGATTATACCGAATTAGTTAAAAGATTTAAATAATGGCAATAGAGCTTGGTAAAGTTAATGTAGTAGATTTATCCGAAAATGATTATAAAATACTTGGAATAGGTATTAATAAAGTTTCTGATAAAGGTGGTGCATTTGCTGTAAATTATACAACATTAAATCAAGCTAAAGATAATTTAAAGAATTTAATTCTTACAAAAAAAGGAGAAAGATTAATGCAGCCCGAATTTGGGTGTGATATTTGGAAAGTATTATTTGAACCAATTGTAGAAGGGAGTATAGAAAGAACAATTGAACTATCTATAATGGATGCTGTTGAAACTTGGTTACCATATTTGAATATAGATGAAATTATATTTGACTATGATGAAAATGATATCGATGCTAATAGAATTGCATTAGATATAAAATTCTCTTTAAAATCAAATAGTAACTTAGGAGAATCGGTAACAATAAATGTAAATAATTAATAAATAATGGCAATTAAACCTTTAAATAAGAGTTGGGGTTCGGATAATAAAAACATAAATTATGTAGGTAAAGATTTTGCCACATTAAAGCAAAACCTTGTAGATTTTACAAAAACCTATTTCCCAAATACATATTCAGATTTTAATGAAGCATCTCCTGGTATGGTATTCATTGAACAAGCTGCAGCAATTGGTGATGTGTTATCATTTTACCAAGATGTTCAGCTGAAAGAATCAATGTTGGCATATGCAACTGAAAGGAAAAATGTGATATCATTAGCACAGTCTATGGGGTATAAACCAAAGGTAACCGCACCGGCAGTAACAACATTAACTGTTTATCAGTTAGTACCAACTAAAGGGGCTCCTGATTACGCTCCGGATGATAGATGTTATTTAAAAATCAAAGAAGGGATGGAAATTGAATCGACAAGTGTAGCTGATGTTATATTCAGAACAATAGATTCAGTTGATTTTTCAAATCCAAATGATAGAGCCATTGATGTATATGAGAGGGATTTAAACGGAATGCCTACTAGATATTTGATAACAAAGCAGGTAAAAGTTATTTCAGCTAAAGAAACATCTACGACTGTTACATTTGGAGATGATACCGATTATCCATCTACAATAATAAATGATACAAATATTATACAAATTGTATCATTAGTTGATGCACAAAATAACAAATACTATGAAGTTCCATATTTGGCTCAAGAAAGTATATTTGTTGAAAAAGCTAATACTTCTTCGAATAGCGATTTATCGAATTATTCAGGTTCAGTTCCATATATTTTAGAAGTACAAAAAGTACCCAGAAGATTTGCAACAAAAGTTAATTCAGATAATACTATTACATTATTATTTGGTAGTGGTGATATTTCATTAAATGATGCACAAATACTACCAAATTCTAAAAATGTTGGATTGGGATTAGCTAATTCGGTAAGTAGATTAAATTCATCAATTGACCCATCTAATTTTTTAAAAACAAATACATTTGGATTAGCGCCTGTAAATACTTCATTAACTATTAAATATTTAGTAGGTGGTGGTATTTCTTCTAATATAAATCAAGGAGATTTAACAAATATAAGAAGAATAGAATTTGATGATGATTTATTATCAATTCCAACTGAATTAGTTGGTTCATATACGGACTCAAAAGCATCAGTAGCAGTTGAAAATTTAGAATCGGCTGTGGGTGGTAGAGGAAGTGAATCAATTGAAGAAATCAGACAGAATGCATTAGCTATGTTTGGTTCTCAAAATAGAGCAGTAACTAAACAAGATTATGTAGTTAGAGCAGTATCAATGCCGGAACGATATGGTAGTGTTGCTAAAGTATATGTTTCACAGGATGGAGAAATTGATAATAATTCTCCGGCATCAATATTATCAAACCCAGATACATTAGCTGAATTTACAAATTTAGTGGATAGTATGAAGGGTATGAATAAATCCGATATACAAAAAGAATTAACTAAGTTTTTAGTAAACAAAAAAACAGCTATAAATGAAGTTAACAATCCATTTGCAATCAATATGTATGTATTGGGGTATGATGGTAATAAAAAATTAACAAATTTAAATCAAGCAGTTAAACAAAACCTTAAAACCTATTTAGGTGAATATAGAATGTTAACAGACGCTGTTAATATGATTGATGGGTTTATTGTTAACATTGGTGTAGATTTTGAAGTTATTTGTTATTCTAATTATAATAAAAGAGAAGTATTGGCAAATTGTTTAAAAGATTTACAAGATTATTTTGAAATTGATAATTGGACATTTAACAAACCAATAAACATTTCAGAAATAGAATTAATATTGGCCAATATTGAAGGTGTAATGAGTGTGCCATCGGTCAAAATTAATAATCTATGTAGAGCAGATGGTACATATTCAGCTAATGATTATAATATCGATGAAGCCACTAAGGGAAAGATAGTTTATCCATCTTTAGACCCATGTGTATTCGAAGTAAAATATCCAAATAAAGACATAAAAGGGAGGGCACTATAATGCATAAATTTTTCACATCATCATACGATGCTAGTATTTACTTACAACAACCAAATCAAAATTCTGGTAGAGATGAGATATTGGAAGTTGGTAAGCTTTATTATGGAGCTAGTAAAGATATCCATAGAACATTAATTAAATTTAATAACACTCCTATTTCAGAATCAATTGCAAGTGGTGATATTAGTGGAAGTTGGAAAGCTTATTTAGTATTAAATTCGGCTAAATCCGAAGAAATACCATTGGAATATACCATTTATGCAAATGCAGTTTCTCAAAGCTGGCAAATGGGAGTTGGTACTAAGTTCGATAATATAACTACCGAAGGTGTTAGTTGGTATTATAAAGATGGACAAACTGAATGGATGCCCGGTAACGCTGGTTACTATAATTCATATATAAGTGGGTCTGATACCGGTTCAATATCAAATGGTGGTGGTAGTACTTGGTATACCGCATCTATGGCATCACAATCATTTTCATATCAAACGGATGATATAAGAATGGATGTTACTAATATAGTAAAACTTTGGAATAGTGGTTCAATACCAAATAATGGATTTGTTGTTAGACATAGTTTAGCAGCTGAGAATGATACAAGTGATTATGGTGTATTAAAATTCTTTTCAAAAGAAACGCATACTATATACGAACCAAAATTAGAAATAGTTTGGGATGGTGTAACATTTGTAACAGGTTCATTAACTCCAATACCGGAAGAGAATTTTAAAATATCTTTTACAAATCTTAAATCCAATTATCAGAAAAATACTAAAACAAAAGTTAGAGTTAAAGGTAGAGAATTATATCCTCTAAGAACATTTTCAGGAACATTTGATTATAATACAACCAACTATTTACCTACAACATCTTACTATCAATTAGAAGATTATATTACAGGTGAAATAATATTTCCATTTGGAGATTTTACTAAATTACAATGTGATTCAAATAGTAATTTCTTCATTATAGATTTAAATGCATTGCCTGAAAATAGAGTATATTTACTTAAAATTAAAATAACTCAAAGTGGTATAGATTATATCATTGATGAGAAAACAACATTTGAAATAGTTTAAAATGGCAACAAGTTTAGAAGCGATTTCTCAAAAATTAGAAGAAGAAAGAAAAGGTAAATTAGAATCAATTCTAAGTATATCGGGCTCTCAAGCTATTGCCAGAAATGAATATGGTATAACAATTGTAGATGATAAAAATGTAGCATCATCATTGGTATTTAAGGAATTAAATAAAAATAAATACGATAATACTGAATTATTAAAAGCAGTAGATGTAGAAGTTAAAGAATTAAAACCAGATATTCCTACCGCAAATTTAAATTTAGTTCCTAAGCCATTATATGATGAAAAAGTACTTGATAACGAAGATTTACGAAAACAAGTAACCGATTTAACAACGCAGGTAAGTATTTTAAATACACAAATAACTGATTTAAAAGGACAAGTTCAAACTGAAATAAATAATAGATTAACAATTGAGCAAACAAACGATGCTTTAGTAAATCAATTACAAACATTGACTCAAACTATTGATGAATTTGCTTTACAAATACAAGTAGCAGTTCAAAAATCAGTTGATGAATCTATTTTAAGAACTTCACTACAAGCACAAAATACTGGATTTAAAGCACAAATTGAAGCTTTAATTAAACAAATTGATTCATTGAATTCTATTATTGAAGGTTTACAATCTCAATTGGGAGCAGTTCAGAATCAACAAGCAATTGTACAAGGAACACAAGCACAAGCACAAGCAGCTGGTGCGGATGTTGTTAATGAAGTTGCTATTGTTAAGATTAAAACTAAAGCAGATGCTAACCAACCTGCTATATATGGTAAAATAAATGCAAAGGGTGGAAATAAATTTATAAATGGAACGGGGGCATCAGTAACAAATAATGATAAGCAACCAATTCAAGTTTCTATTCAAATATCTAATCCATCTGGAATAGGTTGGTTAACTGCATCTCAAACATCATTCTCAGTAGCACCTGGTGCAAGTACTGATGTTGAATTTAAGATAAACGAAGGTGGTGCTGGAAATGTGGATAGTAAAAAGGGGAAATTAGCATACTCACATAGCGCTGATTACGGAGGTGGTAATGTAAAGATAGTAATTACTCGTTCAGATGGTAGTTCAAAGGATAGGTCATACCCAACAAAATTAACTAAAAATCACCCTGATAGCTTTTAATTATGAGTATTAAAAAATATACAAATTTTGAGCAAATAGATTCTAAAGTAGAGAATAAAGGACAATTTCTACAAAAGGATGATTTGTTTATTGTGTCTAAAACTGAAATAGAAGAAACCGATTTTGGTGATTGTAAATATGATGTTATGGAAGTA